TTACTCATTTTCTTTATCTTCACTTTCTGCCTGTTTCTTCAAAACTTCAATAGCCTTTACGATAACCGAAGGGATAGGCACACCCATCAGCCCCGCATTTTCGATAATGGAAATCGTTTCATTCGCAACGAAAGCGATCACAACCGCATCACGGATGAAGTTAGAACCCATTACCACATCAAGGCGGCAAGCTACCAGCACCACAAGAAGGGTAACGCCTTTTCTGCAAAGCCCCTTCCATCCGGCACGGCTTTCAAGTGTTCCGTTTTCCGTCTTTTCGGATTTATGGAACACACCCGCCACAATAAGCCCGGTCAGATAATCAATTCCCATGAAAATCATCAGGGTAATAAGGGCGGCATCCCACCCGCCAAACAGGGAAGCAATCACACTTCCGATAACGCCGATTCCCGTACAAATTCCTTCTTTCATATTCAATCTTCCTTTCTTTGTTGGTGGTAGGCAAGCGAAAACCCGCACACAAGGCTTATATAAGCCCCATATGCGGGTTTTTAGCTTGTCTGTGATAGTTTCCTTGCCCTCGACTTATTCAGCCAGTTCAGGGCAATCAAGGTCAATCAGAACCTGCTTCACCTGTTCCTGAATTCTCGCCGGAACATCAGTAAAGGTTTTCTTGCCCTTGACAATCAGGGTTGCATAAACAACTGCCATTTCTGCCACATCCTTTCTGAACAAAATTTTTATGATAAGATTGGTAATCAATCTGTATCACCTTCAACCAAAGCCTGAACCGCTGCTTTCAATTTTTCCGGCACATCATCAAGGGTTTTCAAGCCCTTTCTGATAAGGTCAGCATATACCTTTGCCATGATTTTTCACCCCTTCCTTATCCCATCATTTCATAGACTTCACATAACGCAAGCTGTGTATCTGTGATCTGCTGCTGCAACGCCGCATTGTCCGTTGCCTGTTGCAAAATGAATTCGTCCTTGCTGTACTGAATCATGTTGAATTCATAGCCCACGAATTCATTTTCTTCACCGACATTTTCAGAAATTTTCTGAATGTTGGTGTGCTGCCAAACGCTGAAATCATCAATCACAATGGGTTCAGGCTTGACGGTGCTTCTTACTTTGCCATAGTCAACCATGTTTTACGCCGCCTTTCTTTTATATTTTTTGGTTTTGACAACATCCCGATAGTATCGGTCTGCATCGTCTTGAATTGGTGCAATGTACTTTTTCCGCAAGCGGTAACTGTCACAATGCTTTAGCCATCCTTTATAGGAATTTACGGAACACCATTCAGAATAGTTCATCATCTGCCCGCTTGCTGTTTTCTCCCTGATTGCCACCATCTTTTTCTTGAAGTTGGTGCAACTGCTCTTGCGAAGCAAGGTATAATTCAGGAAGGTTCGATAACCGACAAAATCAACACCCCGCACATAGGAAGGGAACACTTGCCAATTCCCTTTAACAGTCAACCGCAATTCCCGCATGAAATAAACATCAATTTCCCGTTTCAGGGCATGAAGTTCTTCTTTGCTGCTGCCGAAAATCACAATATCATCCATGTAACGGAAGTAGTGCTTCACCCGCTTTTCTTCCTTGATCCAATGGTCAAAATCAGAAAGATAGAAGTTCCCGCAATATTGGGAAAGGTAATTCCCTATTGGTATTCCGGTTTCTTCATCAACATCTTCATCCAAGAACCAAAGATCACGAATATCTTCAATGTTAGCGGTGCAAATGCTATCTATGATTTCATCCAACAACCAAAGCAATTCACCATCTTTGAAAAGCCGTCTGAACTTTGCTTTCAAAATATCGTGGTTTATTGAAGGATAATAATGCCTTACATCCAGCTTCAAGCAATATTGACAATTCGGAACATCCTTCCACATTGCATCTTGAACATCGTGCAACGCTGCGTGAATTCCTCTTTTGGGTATCGCTGAATAGGTGTTCTTTGTCATGTGCCGCATCAAATACGGTTCAATAACTTGCAGAATCGCCCATTGACAAATACGATCCGGGAAGTAGGGTAGTTTGAAAATCTCCCGGTCTTTGCCGCTGTCATGCTTGATAAATTTTTCGTAAGGTGAAGTTTGGTAGGTGTGATTGATAAGCATTTCTTGAAGGCGTTTCAAATAGCCTTCAACATCCGCATCAACCGCTTTTACTTCCTCATACCATCCCTTTCCCTTCCGTGCGTTCTGGTGTGCTTTGCGTAGGTTATCCATAGAATAAATCTGTTCATATAGATTCCCATATCGCTTCATTGTTGAATGTTCCTTTTGTATGCACATCAGCCGAATCTTCAACCTTTGAAAATTAACTTTCAAAGTTTACCAATACGACAAATTTTATTTTTAACTTCCCCCTTTCGGGGGCTGTCTGTTTTGCCATGTGGCACGGTCTTTCAGGAATACAGATATATCATTGAAACAGCCGGGGAAAATTCCCCGGCTGAATCGTGCATTTACTAACTGCCTGCTGATATTCCGATTACGATTAGAAGTAGCATTATTCAGATTCCAATAGAAAGTACCTGCATTAGCACTGTTATTCCATTTACTGCCTAATTTAGTAACCTTTTTCATGGTTTCTGTTTTAGTGCCGTCTGTTTAACCGGATTGTAAACAACAATACTCCCTGAACTACCGATTTTATTTAATTGTTCAATGTTTGTTCAACGGTGTTAAGCGGCTTCCTTTTTGGAAGGTACATACACCAACCGCCCGCCGATACTCCGATGACGAGCAGAAGCAGCATTATCCAGATACCAACCGAAAGCACCCGCAACAGCACCGTAAGTCCACCTACCGCCCAATCTAGCAACCCTCCAACCGGGATTACTGTTCCAAAAGTAGTCACCAACAGGAAGGTTGGAATTGCCTGTGTGTTCAGCCGGAATGAACAACCAATCATATTCTTCCGAATAGCCGAAAGCGGAAATATAGCCGTTCCCATAATCGGGGTGAATTCCGGTGTTCTTATAGGGGCTTGCCTTGCTATCATCAACAAAGCCATGATCCGCAACATAAAGCGTTCCACAATCGCCCGTGGTGAAAGTAGCCGGGTTTTCCTCGTTCATGCCGTCAATCCAAGCCCAAATGTTACCCCAAATATTTTCTTCACCACGATAGGAAACAATGTTGTAACCGTTGATATTGGTAACAGAACCGGAAGCGTTACCCAAATTCACGGTTGCCCCGGTGATCTCCGTCATGGAAGTGCTGCCATCATCTGTTTTGTTGGTAACACCGTTGCCAATCGCTTTCTGCATATCGAAAGAAGCGTATTCAATCAGCATCAAAAGCTGCGAAGCGGCGATTGTTGCAGCATACGCCTGTTCCCATCCTGCACCCCTCTTTTGTGCCAGCTTTCGGGTGTTCGCCCTTGTCAGGTTTTGCGTTAAACCGGAAGCGGGCTTTGCGTTTGCAATGCTGGAAAGCACATCAGCGGCGAAATCTGCCACTTGTGCATCATCCAAAATATAAGCATTTGCGGAAGTGTCGAACAACGAGCCTTCAAAGGCTGCAAGGTAAATATACGGGTTGACATTGCCATTTTCCACAAAGGCGGGGTGAACCTTAAAGCCGGGTTTCAGGGTGTCCGAAACATAATAGCGGGCTTTGCGGATTTTCGTTCCCTTTACGCCCTTTTCAATCACCATAGGAACAACCTTGTAATAGAATTTAGGCTGTTCAACCATCACCTGAACCTTTGTTCCGGCTGAATTCTTTCCGGTTGTGGTGTACCCTGAATCCCCATAATAGGCGGTTACTGTTCCATCATCCGCAACATTGCAGCGTTTACGCCCGCCAAAGGCATTGATTGAATCAAATCCTTCCCCCGGTGTACGGTTTACCGCCCCGGAAAGACGGGTAAATCTCTTGTTTACAAAGTCCACTTCCACCCCGTAAATATCATCAGCGGAATAGCCGATAAAGGCTTCAAGGTCTGCAATCTGCTTCTGCAAATCCTGAATATCTCCGATTGTGGCAACCGCCGCCTGATCCACTTCAAGGGAAACATTTTCAGAGTTTCCAACCGTGGTTACAAGCTGCACATACGCACCCGAAACGGTAATACCGTTATAGGCGGGCATATAACAATTCCCGGAAGTTTCCCTTGTCACGGCATAGAGGATTTCACCCTCATCAGGATCAACGGCATACAAGCCCAAAGCCTTCATGTAATACCCCGCTGTCAGTTCGGTATTTGTGAAGGCGGTTTCAACCTTGATTGCAACCTCATTTGTGCGGGTTACTTTGGAAATCAGGCTTGTTTGCTTCACATTGGAAAGTGAAGTAAGCCCTTCAAGCTGTGCATCCGTGTATGTGGTGCTGGAAGCTGAAATTTTGGTGAACTCAATGTTGCCGCTTCCCGCAATCATTTTTGCAAGCAACGCTTGCCCTTTGTTGGTGATAACCAACTTTGAAAATTCTGCCATGTTCTTTCAATCCTTTCTTATTGTTTTATTTCAATGAATTCAGAAACAACCACGCCTGAACCAACTGAATTTTTACCGCTTATGTTGAACTGTTCATTGAAATCATTGGTAATAATTACGGTTGCGGTATTTACCGCCCCGCCGCCGTGTGCCGCCAAACCGCCGACCGCAATATTTTCCTTGCTGTCATTGGTAATAAAATAATGGGCGGTGTGTATCGTTCCACCCCCGAAAGCTGCCCCGCCGCTGATAACCCGGTGTATCTGTTCATCATTGGTGATAAAGAAGGTTTCCACCGAACAAACGCCCCCGGCAACAAAAGCAAAGCCTTTTGCATCACAAGGAATTTCATTCACGGAAATAACAATCATGTTGCACGGCATCATGCCATCAATGATATGTTCCAATTCCTCAACTTGCCCGAACAATTCAAGGTTTGTCAGAATTCTAACCGTGTACTTGTCATATTCTTTTGTAACCGTGAAATCAGAATCGCCGCATAGGGCTTCCAGCTTTGCAAGGAAGGCTTTCATGGTGTAGGGGATAGTATTAAACCACCGGGCTTGAACTCTTGCACGGCGGCTTTCAAGGGTATCTTCTGTTGAAGGTAAAATGTTCAAGATTTTTTCAAACCTTGAAATTCCGTATTCATCAGCCGATTCAATGAATTCATTTTGAAGAACCCTGTCAGCGGCTTTCCATACAAGCACAAATTCAGGGTTTTCCGCTTCCAAAGTTACGGAAATTTCTTTGAAATCAGCCATGAACGGGGGTAAGTAGGAAACAAGATCAACCGTTTTTGTCATGCACTCGCCCCCTTGAACACGGGAACTTCATATTTCCCTAAAGTCAGGTTATCGGAAGCCCCGTTTATTTTGGTGCTGTCAATATCCACAATTCCCTTGATCCCCAAAAGGCGGGTTTCAATTTGACTGATACGAACCACCAAATAAGGCGAATCAGCCCACGATTTACGAAGTTCAAGCAGATAGTTTGAAATAACTTCATTGATTGAACTTTGAAGGTTCGACCATCCATAACCAGTATCAAAGGTGATATTGGTTTTCACGGTCACTTCACGATTTTTCGCACTTTGCACCTTCACAATATGCCCGATAGGGGCAACCCCGTAACCTTCCCCGGCGTATTCGTCAGGATCAATTACTTTCTGCACCGTCTTAATCAGCGTATCAGAAGCAACTTCAAAATCTGAATTCAGGATTGTTAAAAGCACCGTTCCCCCGGTTGTCAGCTTCTTATCTTTTGCGGCATTGAAAACCGTTTCAAGCCATGCTGCGGGTTCACCGCTTAAAGTAGGCTTGATTGTTTCATACCACGCTTGAACCGTTGCGGAAGGTATCATTTCAGCGGGGCGAAGGTCATTATTCCAAACCCTTGTTACTTTGGTACTTCCAACGCCCGGAATAGCATTTGTTTTTTCAAGGTAATCTTGAACATTCCCGCCGAAAGACTTTTCATTGAAGCTGTCAAAATAGCGGGTTCGTAAATCTTCCGTATCTTCTTCATCCTCGCCGGGGATAAGAACATCCGTAAGTTCAGCGGTTTCAAGCCCTTGTATATACTCAATCGGGATCATAGTTCCCAACTGCTGATTTCCGACAATTCCGGGGGTTTCACATTGCATCTGATATTCCCCATCAGCGATTTTTTCAGTAGCAATGAAATTCATTGAACCGATATTGAACCGCTGTCCGGTAACATCAATGTTTGTGGGTGTGAATTCACCCTTCAAAACAGCGTAGGTTGCTTCATAGGGGGTAATTCCTCTTTCCTTGCACCGCCTGATAAGATATTCCCTTGAAGCACTATCCCCGTATGCTTCCGCAATCAGGGTGTTCAACTCCACATAAAGCAATTCTAATTCAATCGCCGTGGGGGAATGGGTGTCAAAGATAACCGAACCTTCCCGCTTGTCGAACTTGTCAGATACCCTTTCAAGCATCCGTTCAAGGATTTCACGATAAGTTACATCATACATTTAGAAATTCACCACCTTTTCAGCAACCACATCACCGAAAACGGTATGTGCGGTAAAAGTTACAAGGATTTCACCCTTTTTTGAAATGTTAAATTCAAAATTATCCACGGTTTGAATTCTATCATCCCATGTTAGGGCTTCCGTGATTCTGCGTTCCAATTCAGGGCAAACATAAGATACGGGTTCGCCGTACAAATCAAGCAATTCAATCCCGTAATTCCACGAATACATAACATATTGGTATCGTTCCGTGTTCAGGATTTTATATATTGCCTGTTTCATTGCTTCTTGTCCGTCTGTATAGCCCCGGATCAGATTGCTTTCAAGATTCATTTTGTAGGTATGGGTTGGTTGTTCTGTGATCTCGAAATCCTGTTCAAGAAAGGCTGTGGTTGAAGGTATCATCCGATTCTATCCACCACAATATATTTTTGCCCGCCCTGCTGCCGGATAAGGATCACTTCATCACCGACAACCAACCCATTATGTACGGTGATTTGAACCTTTCCGATAGCGTGAACATGGGAAGGCACAACCGGGGCTGTTCCCCCGTCCGTGTCGCTTCCTGTGTAATAATAGTTTTTTATATTGCCCCCGGTAATGTAGGTTTTGAAGTTCGTAACATTCCGGGTAAGAATAAGCTGCCCTTCACCCAAAGGCAATTTCTGTTCCACAAGGATTTTCAAGGGGGAAGCACTTGTTACCTTTCCGAAACAGACTTCAACGGGCTTTGAAGCCTTTACCGCATCCAACGCCGCCCGTTTGATTGTTTTCATCAATTCAACTGCATCAGGCAATAAATTCACCCCCTCGAAGTGTTAAATCCATAAAATGTGAATCCAGCTTAAAGGTGTGTTTTACCTTTTCAACCAACATAAAATTTTTTACATTGGTATCACCCAAAGCAAGATTTATCACAACCATGCTTCCGGCTCTAACCCTTGTATCACCGATTGCATTTGTGATTTTCAGATTTCTTGTTTTGCTGTTGTATAGCTTCAACAGGGCATCAGCTTTTGCCTGTCCGTTTTCGCCTTTTTGCAGCGTGTCAAAATACTGCAAAACGCCCCATTGATTCATGTGGCTGCTGTCCTGTGCAATATACACTTCCCGCTTGCCTGTGTCCTCATTGTCATAGGTCAGCTTCACCTTGTTATAGGTATCGCTGTCAATGCTGGAAGTGTATTCAAAATTTTCCCCGGTTTCTTCATCAATCATCAGGTAAGCCCCCGGTTCACCCACATACATTGAAGAAATGTTTTTCAAGGTCAGCTTGCCGAAATCGTCAAACAGTACGAACATTTCTTTGCTGTTCTGCAAGGTTAAATCAAGAGCATTTTCTATCATGTCAAATAGGGAAGTATTATCTTCCACCCGTGAAGCAATCACAAACCCGGTATCTTCCAAAGTTCCCGTATTCAAAGAAAAATCCGCTGCCAGCATTTGAATGAACTGTGAAGCGGTTTTGTTCTCATAAACATAGGTATCTTTGTTATTCAGGTATCTTAATTGATCGTAGGCGGTCACTTCTATAATCTGATCCTTATCCCGCTTTTTGCTGAATACAAATCCAAAGAAAACGGGCTTGCCGTCAACTTTCAGGCGAACCGCCGCCCCTTCCTGAAAGTTGATAACGGCATCTTTTACAATTTTGAAGGTCAGCTTGCCGGGGGTGCTTCTTCTTTCTGTACTCCATTCAATACCTTCTTCCACAATCGGAATATAGGCTTTTGTACCGGAAGGATCGGAAATCAAAAGTTCAACATTCAATCTTCACACCCCCTTAATCAAATGTTCCATCATCAACCCACCCATAGACATTTGAACCGGAATCGGTGTGTATCAAATGCCACGGGTGGGCTTTTCCTGAACCGTTTGCAATCGTAATCTTTGCTTTTCCCGCCCTTGCAGAATAGCCCTTTGCCCCCGGATAGGAACTATAATAGTGTGTGCCACCGTGGAAGTTCACTATATCGCCCACCTTATAGCTTTTTTGTGCCGGGGGATCGGCTGGTCTTTGTGGCTCAACCTTTGCTTTAGGTTTGGAAGCAGCAATTTTGATATTTACGGTTTTTGTTCCATAATCCCGGTATTGCTTCAATTTGATTTTTACCGTCAAATCAAAACCATCTTTCGCCTGTTCGGTGATCTTGTAATCTTCCATTGATACCTTCATGTTGGTTGAAAACAGCACCTTCCCATTCGGCAAAGTCCGGGAAACGATAAATTGAAAGGGCTTCTTATCCGCTTTCAAACTTTCAAAGTAATCAAGAAAATAAGAAGCCCCTTTGAACCCTGATTTATAGGTTGCAAACGGATATTTCACTTGTGGGATTCTGCACTCAAATTCAATATCCGTAAGTTCAGGGGTTTTCAAAATATTGATTTCCCCTTCATTTATCAGGGTAAGCGTATCATTCGCATTGTTGATTTTTACTTGCAGCTTTTCCGGGGCGATTGGTAACAAGCATTTTTTCAGGTAAAAATCATATCCGTTTTTGCTCATTATTCATGCACCCCTTCCGCTATTTTATCAACCGCTTCATTTGCGGCATCCGTCAACCCTGAAACAATACCATCCAAATCCATCTTGCCGGAAACGGTGTTGTGGTTTGTCTGTTCAATGGTGATTTCAGCGGTTGTAAATCTGTTCACCGCTTCCTGCTCTGCAATATCACGAAGATATTTCAAATCTTCTTCTGTAATATCCATGCTGTCAGCGATTTTTCCGGTGTTTCCGGCAATATCATCAACACCGCTTCCAATCCCGCCAATACCTGAACCGTAACTACCCAAATTTGCGTAATCATCCGCACCGGGTACATTGGTATCAAACAGGCTGGAAGGATCGAAATTCGCAATGCTTTGATCTATACCTTCACCGAAAGAATATCCTGCATCCCACGCTTCCCCATATTCAAACCGACCAAGTTTCATATCGTCAGCGTTCATTTTCGCCATGACTTCTTCACCCTTGCCGAAGGTATCATCTACCCAACCGCCAAGGGAATCACGCCAACCCTGAACACTTCCCGCAAGGTTTGAACCGAAGATTGCATCAATAGCCGAAGCCAACGCTTGAAGAATTCCAAGCACGGTATCAGCCAAATCAAAGAACAATCGGCAAATTGCACCGATAGGATCAGTAAACACATTGCCGATAAAGTTTGCCACGGTTGCCACAAGGTTGTAAATCAGCACGAACACATCAACAACCAAATTCCACAAGGCAACAAAGATATTGCCTATGAAAGCAAGGGCAACCATAAACGCCCCGCAAATAATACCCGTTGCGGAAACGGAAGTTCCGGCGAATTTATTCACCGCCGCCACCGCCGCATAGAACAGGGCAATCAAAGCGATTATAAGAATGATTATCCACACGATAGGGCAAGCGTACATTGCAGCGTTCAGCCCGTATTGTGCGGTTGTTTCAGCCCATGTTGCACCCGTTACAAGCATTGTAGCCGCTGCCATTATGCCCTTTGCCACCGCAACGATCCCATGAACCGCCGCCATAGCCATTTCAGCCCCTTTTGTCAGTAACAACCACCCATAGTAAACCGCAAGGGCGGCTGCTACACCGTAAATGATAGGGGATAGCCACGACCAATTATCAGCCACCACGCCCGCAACACCCACAAGCAAATCAAAGATTTCAAGGGCAATGCCCGCCACCATTGAAAGCCCTTCAATAGCATTGTTTACAAAGGTTTGGAAGGCTTCACTATTGGCAATTTCATTCATTCTTTGAAGAACAGGCTGAAATGCCATCAAAGCGGTATTCTGAAAAGAAGTCCAAATCTGCGAAAAGGTTTTCGGCATATTTTCAAATTTTGCATTGGTTTCATCAGCCGCCGCAAACATAGCCGATTTTACAATATCAGCGGTAATTTGCCCTTCCGCTGCCATTTCACGGATTGAACCAATAGGCACATCAAGATAATCCGCTATGGTCTGAATTATCGTAGGGGCTTGTTCAAAGATACTGTTTAATTCTTCACCACGAAGCACCCCGGAAGCCATTGCTTGTGTAAGCTGCAACATAGCGGCATCCACACCCGCCGCTTCTGTTCCGGCAATGGTAAATTGCTTGTTTACTTGTTCCATGAAGGCAATGATTTCCTGCGAACTTCCAAACGCATCACCCGCCATAAGCCCAAGTTTGGAAACGGCATCAGCGGTTGCCTGATAGCTGCCCCTTGCCCGTTCCGCTGAAAGATAAATCATGTTCTGCAAATCTTGTGTGGTTTGCAATCCGTCATTCATCAAATTCATGCGGGCGGTTGTAGAAGTCAACTGATCGGATAAGTTCAACGCCGCTGAAAGGGTTTGAATTGTGGCATAAGCCGCAACCGCCCCTTTGATTGTCTGCATAAGGGAATTTGCTTCATTCGTGCCTTCTTCAATTTCACGGTTGAACCGCCCTTGTTCGTCAACATTATCCCGGATATATCTTTCAGTATTGCCTACCGTTTGGGATAACCGCAAATAGGCTTGATTGGCTGCTTCAACATCCATGTTTTCAACAGCACGGTTCAACGCTTCCTGTTCCTGAACTGCTTGATCCAACTGCCCCCGTAGCTGTTCCAATTCTGCATTTGCGGTATCAGAACCCATATTCAGGGGGTTGCTTTCGATTGTCTGAATACGCTGCTGAATCGCTTGCAAGCGGTTTTGCATATTGTTCATATCGGCAATAGCATTATCCGGGAACAAATCTGTTTGTGCCGCCTGTGCTGCAATCCTGCCTTGCGTTTGGTTCAAAGTGTTCAACATATTGTTTGCACTTTGAACTTCCTGTTCAAAGCGTTCAACGCCCGTTGAAGTGAATACTTCCATGTTATCAGATTGCCAGTGAACCGGAACTTGCACGGGTTCAGGCTGTTCCGGTTCAACAGGCAAATCAACAGGGGCGGGTTGATCCACTAATGGATCGGGAACATCCGGCTGCACCGGAAGCACAACCGGGGCTGAATTTGTCGGGGCGGTAGGTGTTTCAGAAGCGGGGGTTTCAAGCCCCTGCATAGCTGCATCCAACTGTTGAACCGCAAGCGTAGCCTGATTGATTGAATCCCTTGCCGCTTCAATAGAAGCTGTATCAACGGGGCTATTCATGGTTTGGTGCAAATCTTCCATAGCGGAAAGCCCCAAATTTACGGAATTGATAACCTGATACAAAACCCCTGTGAAGTTGTCTTGTAATTCAATCGCTGTTCTGATTGTAGCCATGCGGATCACCTACCTTTCTTTTTGGATTTACTTTCAATCCGTTTTTTCTCTTTCTTGTCAGCTTCAATTTTCACCTTGATTGCCGCAACGGTAAAAGCCTTTTCCTGTTCATCCATAGCAAGGAAAACAGAAGGTAATATGTGAAGTTTAAGAAGGGCATAGTAAGCGAAATTCGCTTCCCAATCCCCTTCTTCAATTAGTTTTTTGCTTCATTTACCTTATCCTCAAAGGAAACATTGAAGCCCTGAAATTTCTGAACGAAAGCCGCCAAATCGTTGTATTCGCCGGGATCGTCCACCATTGCCATCAGCAAATCTTCCGGGGTTTTCACTCCGTAGCTGTCCTGCAATTCGGAATCGAACAGATCAGGCACAACCACGGAAGCCGCAATCATACGCTGAATGTAAAGGCTGCTTTTCAGTTTCGGGCGGTACATATTTGGCTTGCCCGTAACAGGAATATCAATCGTGCAGCTTTCCCGGATTTCCTCATTTTCCTTTGAAGTAATGTGCTTGAACTCCCAATCAAGGGGGTTGCCCTTTTCATCACAAAGGGATTTTGTTGCCGGGTAAAAACCGTTCTCTTTTACGGCTTTGTTAGCCTTCATAAATTTAGCGAATTTAGACATTTTACATCTTCCTTTCATTGTTTATCACTGAATAGGCAAAACCCCTTATATGGGCTTATATAAGCCGCACACAAGGGGTTTTAGCCCGTCCGTTGGTTGTTAGTTGGTAAGAAATCCTTCAAGGTCTTTGAAGGCTTCCGGCATCTTGAAATCTTCAAAGGTGAAATCCATATCTTCATCAAGATATTCACCGTCTGCATCGAACTTTGCCAGCACACCGCCGTCAATGTTGCAATCCATCAGGATCATAGTTTGCCGCCCTGCCCCGGAAGTGGGATCTTCATTTGAAATCTGAATTTCAAAATAAATATCTTCTCCGGTTTCCTTGTACTGCAACATCATCTGCCGGAAGATAGAAGTGTTGTAATGGAAGGTTGCCGAACCCGTACCTTTCCAGCCGGAAGCCTTGTTTCCTTTGCCCGTCTTGCCAAGAATGGGAACTTCCGTTTTGTTCTTCTCGAACTTTGCTTCAAGGTTGATAGCCTGCATGAAGTTATAGCGGCGTGTGCCGATAGTAACGAAACATTCAGCTAAAGCCGCAAATACGGTATCTTTGGCTTTCATAACTACATTGCCATTCATTTTCTTTCACCCCTTTCTTATGCCACGGTAACGGTCATATATAGCTTGCTCATAGCGTTTACAACCGTTACAAGGTCATTAACCACAACGGATTTCTTTGTGTTGCCCTGTTCCACGGTCACATCAGAATCAGAGAAATTTTCAATCGCTCTGATTTCCTGCAACTGTTCATGGTGCTTCACAATATCCGACCAAAGGGAAATTCTGCCCGCTGCATCATTGGGAACAACGCCCAAATACTTTGTGTTGAACAGTACCGCAATATCATTTGCAATCTGATCTATCACACGCACGGTCTGATTATCCTTGAAAATATCGCCCTGCGTATCGGAAGTAGTAACCATTGTGTTAATATCTTCCAACACACGAATGTCAGTACCGACTTTATGCAGCGTGAATTCCCCGGCTTTGATTGCCTTCTTCAACTCATTCTGCGTGTAATCGGCAAAAATGGTGAATTCGCCGTTGTAAATCTTGTTCTGATTGCTCTTGTTTACCTCGCAACCAGCGGAAACGCCCGTTACCCAATACACAAGGCTTGCTTCACTCCAACCATCATCAAGCACCCTGTTCTTTACGCTGATAGTGCCGTAATAGTCAGCCGCCTTGTCGTAAAGTACAAGCTGGAATTTGATACCCATTTCATCACGCAAACGCTTGACGAAAGAAGCAAAAAGCCCCTTTGTGGTATCGTCCGTAACCACAACGCCCATAGTGTTGTAGGTGTAGGATTCAATCTTATCAAGATAGGTCTGATAAGCTGTTCCGTCAATCGTGCCATTCGTGCCGCCCGTCAAGGGGGTTGCCGCCGTGATTGCCAGCGTTGCGGAAGTCTTGAACTTCACAAAGCCGTTATCAGTCAGATCAGCCGCCTTTGCAACGGTCTGTTCATCCACAACCGCCGTATCAAGCACGGTTTTCACATCAAATAGGGTATCATCATCAGCATTTGCCTGAATTGTGATTTTCAGGTCATTGCCACGCACCCCACAATAAAGGGCTTCCGCATAGGTGTTTGCCGCCTTTGTTCCCCCGGAAGTCAACTTGTACGCATAAAGGGTTTTCGTGTTCAGGAACAAATCACGAAGCCCCTTCAATTTGTCGTGGGTGTAATCGTACCCAAAAATTTTCAGGCTGTTCTTTTGGAAATCGCCGTTGGTTACTTCAAACACTTCACCATCAATGCCCCAATCCAAGTCAAGGGGCATTGTTGCAATACCTCTTTCGGAAAGCGTAGCACTTGCGGAAGCTGCCGAAATGAAGTTGATATATGCACCCGGCAATTCTTTATTCTGTGTAACAAAAGTTCCACCGCCTAAAGCCATGTTATTTCACCTGTCCTTTCATATATTTTTCAATCATCTGTTCCACGGCTTCAACCGTGTATTGCTTATCAGGAGAAAGAAGGGCATTTACAATATCCTTCCTTTCCTGAAAGCGTTCAGCCGCAAGCAACTGTTCCTTTGAAAATAACTTTTCAATTTTTTCAGGTTCGGTTGCAGCGGGTTTATTGGTTTTCTTTACCGCCATTCACATCACCTTATCCTTTCACGGTAACATCTTGTGACAAATCTTCCATAGGGATAGAATCAGCAACCTTGTAAACGAACAGATCATAATTCACAAAGAAGTTCAAAACCCCATCCACTACTTCATATTTCATTTTTGTACCACGCACCAAATCCCCGGTAACGGTGATATATTCAAGGCATGAAAAAAGCCTTTCGGCAACTGCATTACATTCTTCTTTCGCCCGGTCTTTATCGGCGGGGAAGTATTGTAGGCAGAATTGGTTTTCCCTGAAATACCGCTTTCCAAGAAATACCCGGTTTGTGGGGTTAATGCAGAACACAAAAAAACAAGGTTCGTTCAAACCCTGTTCAACCGATTCTGTATATGTGGTGTATTCGTCACCAAATTCAGCATTTAAGGAAATGCTGATTGATTCAATTATGGAATTTATCATTTCAAGCACTCCCCTATAAACTTTTTGATTTTGCTTTCAAGCACTTTCGGGGCTATATTCTGTATTTCCTGTTCCGAAATCGTAAGCATGAACCGCCCTTGAACCCACCCTTTATGATTGGCTGTCCGGTGTCCGTATTCTACATAGGAAGCATATTCAACCGGGTTCACTATCTCAATAACAAGGGTGTTTCCGTAATGGTGGATTGTAAGGGAATCAGCGTATGCTTTCGCACTTGCCTTTTTCCCGCTTTCCGCTTCTTCATGGGTTTTGGAAGTCCAGCCCCGGCGAAGTGTACCGCCTTTTTTACCTGAACTTGCGGGGTATTGTCCCACGGGTGTACGCTTGATAACTTTTGCCAATAGGCGGGCGGCAAGTTCCTTTGCACAAGCATCAATGAAGGCTTCAACATTGCCTTGCTGGATTTTGTTCAACTGCTTTTGCAGCTTCTTCATTCCAGCCACCGAAAACCCGCCCATATTCGCCATTACGCCCACCCCTTGAACAGTTCAAGCATATATTCACTATGGGAAAAGTAAACGGCGGGTTCACCACTTGCGGAATATTCGGTTGTTGTGCCGTTCTGTTCCACAATGATTTTTGATCCGGGTTTTATTTTGATTTCCGGTGCTATGAATAGCTTTGTGCCTTGTGTCAGCTTTGCCGCCGTGTCAGTCTGAACAACGGCGTTCAGTTTTTCAAAGGATAGCTTGCAAGGCTGATTTTCGACAACGGGAACTTCTTCATTCTTCCGGGTGATTTTGGTTTTTTCATCCCTCACATCCCGGCGTTCAATAATGGTGCAAACACCTGAATAGGTGCTTTCAATCGCTTTCCTTGCCGCTTTTTGTGCGGCGGTCAGTCCGTTCACCATCTGATTTTCCGATAGCAAGAAAATTGATCCCTGCCACAAGTCAGAAGATAGTTCAAAAAAGCGTTCAACCGCTGTTCAGCGGTCAAACTTCCTTCCCCGGTTGCAAATACGGTGTTGGTATCGCCCGTTTGTATCTGCTTTACCGCCATATCTAAATCAAGCCCTGCAATGCTATCCGGCGAAAAGGTTTTCTTTGCCGTTAAGAATTCACCTACCGCCATATCAACAGCGATATTCACCAAGCCATCAGGTATAGAAGGCGTGTTGCAATCGTTCTTTATGGTGTTTTCCACCTTCTGAATCGAAAAGGTAAGGGCAATTTCATCCCCTTCCTGCAACTCATACCCAAACGATTTTAACCGTTCCTTTACCATTTCCAGCATTGGGATCACCGCCTTTACTCTTTGGCTTCCGCTTGCTGAATGGCTTTCAGAATATCAGCCTTGTTATCTGTGATTGTCTGCACACCATCACCGACAAGCTGCAAAGTCTGTTCTGTGTGCTGCCCCCGCATAACGGCGGTAAGGTATTCAAGAACTTCCTGTGCATCGGCGGTTTTCTCATTGTGAAGCCGTTCAAGCTGTTCATCAATATAGGTTTTGACTTCAACATTTTTCAACATTCGCTGTCCTTGACTGTATGCGGTTTTTTCATTGTACCCCGCCCGGATTGCCGCCTGTGTAGCGTTACAATCAATCAAGTATTCATCAGCAAATTTCCTTTGTTTTGCGTTCATAAACAGCAACCCCCTTTCAGTCAAGTTAATTTCAAACATCCTATGCCCTGTTACGGTAGGGCGAACCGCTTTTTTCAGGTTCGACTAAAGCACGAACTTTCTAAATAAAAATTTTCCCGGTGGGTAGGAGTTCACCGACTATGCCCGAAATCGGCTATGAGTACCCCACCGGGAAAATAAAAAATCAACAAGGTTTCCCTTGCTGATTTTTCACTATACATTATATCACGCCCCTTATATAACATGATATACGAAATACATCATTTTTCCTCACTTTTTATAAGTTGTTCAAATTCTTTCAGTGCGTACCCGTGCATATTAAGAACATACTGATATGTAAAGTTCATTTCAACGGCGATAACCTCAAATTTCTTGAACTCAACATATCGCTTGAACAGAAGGGCGATATAATCAGGATTCTTCAAGCCCTGAATCTGATTGATTATTTTGTGCTTTTCATCAACATACCGATCAATTTCAGCATTGATTTCTTCTTCAAGATCAATAATCCTACCTATCAGCTTTACAAACGGGGCATCCCCGGAAGGGCTTGTTTGCACACGCTCTTTTGAATAGTCAATGCTTCCGACGCTTCTTGACTTCAAACGCAAATCGCCTAATTCCTTGATTTTCTGATTTATCACGGTATCTAACCGCTGTAACTGCTGCAAATATTCTTTTGCTTTCATAGCAATCTTCCTTTCTTCATCTTGAACCGATAACTTGAACCGTTTCAAAGTCTTTATTTTTCAGGGGTTTTCGGAAATCAGCGGTTCAAGGGTTCAAGTTCAACTTGCTATTTTCTTTATATTTATTTTTAGAGAAACATTGCAAATTGTTGATAGTGTAAAATCTATCTTTTTTAAGAACTCAAAAATAACTTGAACTACTTGAACCGCAAAGCGAAAAACCCTTATAATACAAGGCTTTCAGGCGGTTCAAGTTCCTACAACTACAACTTGAACCTATCTTGAACCGCAACTTGAACCCCCTGCATATTTTGAAAGTTAATTTTCAAAAATCAGCTCTGCACACAAGCCCTTTATCCAATCACGGCGGGGAATCTGTGCAATCCATTCATCAGGAACACCGCTTTCACCACCGCAACCGTAATATATCCCGGCAAGCCCGCCAGCAACCGCCGCAACGGTATCAGTATCTTCACCCAAATTCACGGCGGTAAGAACACAATCCCGGTAAGTGTTGGTATTCAGGAAACACCAAAGGGCGGCTTCCAGCGTATCAACTACATAGCCGGAACTTTTTACAAAGGTTCGTTCCAACCATTCAAGATCAATCAGCTTGCCAAAATCAGAAAGCATTGAAACACTTTCAATTTGTCCTTTGAACTTTTCAATTCCGCTGAAAACAGCTTCTTCCTTCTTCATGCCGTTCATCAGGTTTTCAACAACTGCTGCATAGATACGGCAAGCGAAATCAGAAATGAAATGTGCGTGTGTCAGGTGTGCAACGCTCAAAAGATCAGCTTCTTTTTCCGGGTAATCAGGTAACATTGCAACCGGAAGAATACGCATCAAAGCCCCGTTCCCGTTATCCATGCGGGTTTTACCGCCGCACTTTGCAGCATCCTTTCCATTGGCAAAACGGGCGATTGCCCGCCTTGTTCCACCACCCACATCAAACACTTCCCCGTAGGGTGTGAACATTCCATCATTCAGCCAATAGAAAAAGTTCTGCATAATATCAGCCGGATCAATTTTCCCCAATTTTGCCATGCTGTCAAGGGTTGCAAGTGTCAAGCTGCTATCATCCGACCATGTACCGGGCGGCTGGTTGTATGTTCCGTAACCCGTCATATCTGTAATGGTGAAGGTATCACGCTTTCGGAATTCCACCGGAACACCCAAAGCATCACCGACCACAAGCCCCATAATTCCGTTATAAAATTTGTTCATTGTCTGCACCTTCCTTTCAATAAAATTTGCAGTTTTTTATAATTTGACTTCCACCATAAAATTTTCAATTTAATTAAAAATTGCATCTTCCTTATTTTGCTTTTTGCTATGCAAATTGCAATCATAAAGTTACTTTTTCTTTTGTGGTAGTAGTTTTTCAAGTGTGGAAAACTGAATTCAATGCACTTGAATATAATTTGAATTAGTATTGTTTTCATCTTCACACCCCTAAAATGCGGGCGGCAATCATATCTGCGGTATGTGTGTAAAGAACATTGGGAAACAGGGTAACGGATCGCCCGTAACTGTTCCAATTCTCTTTATCGTCAAATGCTCCCATGTGCCACCTGATACAAAGCATTTCTTCTTCCGTAAGCTGCATATACTGTTGCAGCATTATCACCGATTTATCACCATGCCCCGGAAGAAGGGTTGCATTGTTATATTCCCACGCTTCATTGTCGGTTTTGGTGTAATTATCCACCTTGCAAAAATCGTGAAACATTCCCACAATCAAGGGGCTTCTTCCATCCTGCCACTTCAATTCAAGCCGCTTTGTAAGGGATAAAAGGGAATTTGCAACAGCAAGTGAATGATCGAATAACGCCCCTGAATATGCCCCGTGGTGGTGAATGGAAGCCGGGGCTGTGAAGAAGCCCTTTTCTTTCAAGGTGTCAATGAAGCCTTCCGGGAATCGGTTAGGCATACAATATTTCATTGTTTTCTTGAACTGTTCAATTCTATCCTGTTCGGTAAAATTATTCATTATCTGAACTCCCTTCCTGTTTTTGTGTCCTTGATTTTTACTCGTTCAATCAGTTCAAAGCCCGCTAAACGGATAATGAACTTCAATACTTTTATCAATTCGGAAGCCCGCCTTTCGGTTTCGCTTTCCTCTTTGATTATATTCTTTGTTCCGGCGTAAGCCGTAGGATCAGCATAGCCTTCACTGTTAAAATATGGATTGTTCATCTTTGCCACCTTTCAATTTATCCATCTGATAATAGGATCACCCTTGAACCCTTTTTCCCACACAAACCACGCATAGGCAACAGCACTTGAAGGGTATTTTGCAAATTCCCCATTCATAGCACATATCAATCGGGAAGAACTTACATACACGGTTTTAGGCGGGTTATGTAAGAAGAATTGCTTGCGTGATTTCCCTTCAAGGAATTGCAGCTTTAAGAACATTGCAACTTTTCTTCCCGGCTGCACACTATTCAACGCCTGTTCAACGAATTTCAAAGCGTATTTATAAGGCGGGTTTGTGATAATATCCCCTTCAAAATCATCAAAGGTTTCTTTCAGGAAATCCAGCGGTTCAGGATCACCAAAGCCCCGGTATATTAAATCTGTGCTAATAACCTCGAACCCGTGTTGTTCCAGCACCTTTGACAAATGCCCTTCACCACACGCACATTCCCATATAACCGGGGCAAAATGTTCTTCCGCAAGCAGAAGTTCCATTGCACGGGGTTCAGTAGCATAATAATCATGCTGCTGCCTGTCCTTATCGCTGTGATTGGAAGCACCCAATGTTGTGTAAATGCTTCTTTGGTTGCCCGTCCAATCTTTAGCTTCTGTTCTCTCTCTCTCTCTCTCTCTCTCTGCTGTGTTCATTCAAAATATTCACCCCTTTCAACTATCTACCCGAACAAATATCCGGTATTTTTTGCCGCTGATTTTCTTATCAATAACCTTCATGTTCAAAATGCGGTTCACTTGCTTTGAAAATTCAATGCTGCTCATAGGCTGGAAGCTGTTAGCAAGGCAAAATTCTTGATACCGCCTATAAACCTTGTTTGTTGGTTCATTCTCAATCTGAAATTCTTCATCTTCACATTCCTTGAAAAATCCCAAAATCGGATTGTTATTTTCTTCATATTCATCCATTGCCGCCTGAACCTTTGCGGAAGTGGTAAATGCCCGGTTTGTAAGCACCCGCTTCAATCCGGCAATTCCCAAAGTTATCAAGTATTCCATAACTTCATCAGATTTCAGTTCGTGCTTTATATACGGTCTGAAATCAGGATCAGCTTTTGAAAATGTGGCGTTGAATGGAATGATTGTCAATCGCCGCTGCACCGCCCCCGTTTTATCTTTGATACGGGGAATATTGTTTGCCGAAAATAGCAGCTTTGAATAATTGTTGAACTCAAAGGGATTTTGCCCCTTGCGTTCTGCTGATACCCGTTCACCCGTTACCAACTTCTTAAAGATCGCCGGGTTTGCAATGAATTCATCCCCTATATCATCACCGATATTCGCCAGTTTGCCGAACATTTCAGCGGTTTTGAACCTATCACCAAGTTCTTTCAGATCAAGGGAAGCTATGTTTTCATCCCCTAATAGGGTTTGAACCATTGAAAGAAAAGTGCTTTTGCCGTTGGATTTATCCCCGGTCAGAATGAAGGCTTTGCCTAACTCATTTCTGCGATAGAAACAATACCCAATAGCTTCTTCCAGCAATGCCCGAATAGCCGGATCATTACAAGCAATTTTGTTCAGCGTTTTATCTGCCAATTCTGAATAGGCTTCCGGGTTGTAATCCCACCTGATTTTATTTGTGATAATGTGTTCCGGGGTAAATGCCACAAAGGAATCATCCACAATGTTATATAACCCGTTTGCAAAGGCTATCATATTAGCATCTTCCGCATTGGTGTTTTCCCTGATAAGAATATCAAGGTAGGCAAGAACTTCCGTTCTTTTCGCCCTGTTCAACTGTGGGATATGCTTAATCATTTCAGCTTCAATTTCCGCAAGCCCGGAAACATAAATTCCGTTTTTGTAGATATGTAGCTGATTGTTGATCTTGATAATGTGGTGATTGTTCTTCAAGAAGGTTGCAAACTTATCAAATAAGAATGTTGAACCCATGAAGAAAACAGGCTTTTTGAAAGCATCATCACGAAGGATTGTTTCAATTTCATCATCCGAAAGCGGAACTTTCAGCACAAATTTATTGATAATCCTGATTGTTTCCCTTGCTTCTTCCACGCTGAAATCATTACTTTGCAGCGTAAGAATATAGTTAAACAGGCTTTGATTTCTGCCATCCCCGGCATCCATGTTCAAGAATTCCATGTTTGATTTTACGGGGTGAAGCCAGCGGGGAAGGGGCTGTGCTTCCTCATTTTCGGCGGTATCATAAAGAATTTCCCTTTCTTTGCCGCCATACTTTAACACTTCATAGGAATTCCGTGTACCGATTTTAATATCAGCGGTTAAACCTATTGCCAGCTTGCAGCCTGTTTTGTTGGTTGGTACTCCGCTGTTCTTGAATAGGAAATGCTTGCCCCTGCTGGTACGGTAAACCCGGCAAGTCAAGGCGTATTCCTGCACTACCTTGAACAGTATTTCAGAAGTTTCAGAATCATCAATATCAACAAGAATTGTGTCCGCTGCCAATATTCCAGCGTATTCCGGCAATGACTGAACCTGTTCAAAGGTTTTGAAATCTGTTCTGCCCTTGAATTTCTCTATACACTTTTTGTTTTTGGTTTCAACAAAACCTTTGAAGAACAATTCAATTCACCACCTTATATTGATTTCAAAAATTCAAGGTGCTTTTCAATTTTTTCCTTGAACTTCAAATTACTGTTCGCATCCGAAAGGGCTTTTTTATAAGAAAAAGTGTATTCTTGCAAATCTGCCCCTGCCTGTTTTAATTCCTCTTTGGAAAGTGAAACACCGTTTGGGTGCTTCCGGCTTTGAATCATTCGCTGTGTGTCTGCTGCCTTCTGCTTGAAATCGAAATATTTTTTTCCGTTCTCTTTTCTCAACTCCACCAAATCAGCAATCCGATTTTGAAAATAAACTTTCAAAGTTTCCTTCAATTCATCTTCATGCTGCCAATCCAAAGCAATCACTTTCAACAGCTTTTTGAACCGCTGTTGTGAACACGGAAAGAAGAAATCCATGTGAATGTTCATGTACCCGGTTTCCCATTTGATATATAAATCGTTGTTCATCACATCACCCCAAAATCTGATAATCTTTTATTTGCAAGGTCTATATACCATTGCTTATCTAACTTTTCAGGAACTTCAACCCCGTTCACCGTTTCATTCCAAATAAAGCAATGTTCCGGGGAATTGGGGATTTTTGCGGGTTTCTTTGTTACGGCGTGAACCTTTTGAACCCCGGCATCAGAAGCGTTTTTTGAAGCAAATACCCTGATACACTTTTCTTTAACAACCCGGCTTCCGTGTAAGATATGGGTGTATTTGCCGCTGATTTTGGAAACAAGCTGAAATTCCTTCAAGGCGTTACACTCTAAAACGGTTCTTCTTACGGGTACACCATGCACCATATATTCAACCAATGCCCGGTTGACAATCGGCAAATCATAATCAAGGGAAGATAATTCTTTCACATACGCCCCCTTTGATTTCCAATGCCCCCACGAATCAAGGATAATGTAATTGTTCACATCCTTTTGGTATATCTCCCGGTATTCATCAAATTCAAGGTTCAGCCCGGTTCTAACTTCCCATTCATGGGCTATATCATCAATCAGGCTATACCATTGATCTTCATCCTGTCCTTCCGGCATCTTCACAAGCACACCATCAGTATTTGACTGAATGATCTGTGCATAGGGTTCAAGGCGTTCAATCAAATCCAGCAAAAGCAACTGCCCGTAAACACAAACCCGGTTAGCCTGCAAAGGATCATAAAGGGCATTATTCTTATCCTTCATCACTCCATAAGTAGAATTCAGCACCAATTTCAGCGGGGCTTGCAGCGGGTTCTTTTCCGCTTTGAATTTCAACCTTTGGTTGTAAATTTCAACGAACTTTTTCGGATCGCTGATATTCCGACTATGAAGGTTGTATTGCACCATCAAGGACGGATAAAGGGAAGCAACATCCATATTCAGGAAATAACCCTTGCCGTGATACTTTGGAATTGCCCCATGCACACCGCCCCATCCGAATTGGTGGGGAACACCCGCAACCACAATATCAAGCTGATTCTTTTTCCCGTCTTTCTGATAACAGCGGTTTTCCGGGTTTTCATACCATTCAACCACCTTTGAATATTTTTCAATTCGCATTGAATACGGGAAATCAATTTCAAATTCATCATCATGTTCTTGTTTTGTAGCATCAAGGATAATTGCCGAAAGCTGCGGCTTTGTTTTGCTTATCAGCGACATATCAAGGGGCTTTCCTTGACAAGCTAACTTTACAAGTCCAATGTGGGCTTCAAAATCCTTTTTCCGTTGCAGAAATACTTGCACTGTCTGTTCAACATCATGCTTGCAATATTTGACGGTTTCAGCAATTTCTTCTTCCGTCAATTTGCGGTCAATATCGAAGGGAACGGAAGTTTCTTTTATATCGTTTCCCATGAACCCCTCAAAAGACTTTAGCCCCCGGTCAATGTTCATCATCACATCATAATTGTTCAGGGGATATTGATTGAAAAGGCTGCTGAACTTCCAGCCGGGATTTCCCTTCACAATGATATAATCATTCACCTTTTTAGGATCGAACCCACAAAGGATAGCTTTCAAAATGTACTGATCGTAGTGTCGGCTATTAAAACCACACCAAATTTCCCTTATATTTGCCTTATATAAGGCTTCAAGTTCTTCCGGCGAATTGATTATCACATGGGTTTTCTTTGCGGTCGTATCCATAACCACGACAAGCCAATCATAGGCGAAAACCTCAAAATCATAAAATAGCATCTGATTCACTCCTTCCTGTGTTTTGAACGGGGTTGCAACCGTTCCCCCCGCATTACCGGGGCATTGCTGCCCCGTTGCTCTGCGTTAATCTTCCAGAACATAAACTTCCTTGATTTCAAATTCGTTGTACCCCTTGCTGTTCTCTCTGTAATCAAGCTGGTACTCGAAATTGTTATCAATGGCTTCCATAACATCCATAATCATGTTGCCGTACTGATTGTAGGTCTTGAACTGAACATCAATCGGATCAGCCATTTCCGCAACCAACGCCCGCATGAACTCATTGGCAATGTGAATCTGAAATCCCTGTGTTACAACCTGATTCATAAAGATCAAGCTGCCCTTGTACTCGCCTTCCAAAATCTTCATCCAGCAAGTAACCATCGGATCGCCCTTTTTGGA